GTCCAGTTCCAGAGTGCCGTCATTCTCCATCTTGCAGAGAAGGTACGCATAACGCATCATGATCTGGTTAAACATAGAATTGATTATTACAGTCCCCGGGTTTCCCGAAGGTTGGGAGTGATCCCACTGAATCAATTCATCCTTAACCAGCACACGAGCGTTACACACCTCCTCGAACAAGACAGATCGAATACGTGCGTTTTCAGGTCCGTCGTCATACCATCTGTTGATGATATCAAGGGTTTTCCATAATACATCCTGCAAAAGGGAGCCGTCAAAGTTGGAGAAATCTCCTGCAATAACCTTCTCACCTTTGCTAGTCAGTGCTAGTCCAGTTTTGTGCCAGTCCAGTGAATATACATTGGTGCCCACACCTACTTCGTTCTCAATACGATTTTCCATTAAATTTTCAATAAATTTCAGGAAATACATTCTGAAAGCGATAGTAAAGTGCATAGGGCCGCCAGTGAACATTCTTGTCTTGCCTTGTTCGACTTTCGCAATGGGTCTGCGTTCATCTTTAAGACAAGCCATCCATACTACGTCTCCTCTCCTGTTGTTTCTGCAGTGGTCGATGAGTTCATCTACATCCGCTTTCACATCAGGGGAAAAGGCATAATCGTCGTATCCAAACCATTCTCTCTTTCCTGGTCCCTTGTTGTCAAGACAATAGGGATAGCCAGGAGAGGAAGTACGGTTCAGAGGGGCCAGGTATTCGTGTCCTTCAATTCCAGCCACACTTTCTTCGAAAGTGAGAACCTTCTTATCAGGGCGATTCGAGTGGTAAAGAATCTCAACATCCTTGGCGCATATATCTAAGATATCTGCATCAAGAGGGCTGACTTGATTCATTACCTTCTGCACACCTTTGATCATAGGGTCCACAATTTCGCCGTCAATATCTATGGGTTTGAGATATGCGGGCTTAGTGTCAGGAGTTTGAAGAGTAGATGAGACGAGAGAAGGCCTAATCTGTGTCTGTGAGCTAGCATAAACTGCTGGTAAAGTGCCTAGTGAAAGGCAATTTCCCATATTAGCCAGAGTGTTCTTTCTCACAGACTCATCCAAGGTCACTTTCATTTCAGCTTCCATTTTCGAGTATGGTGGACGTCCGTCCACGAGGTTCCTGTCGCTGGTGTTCAGGTTTGCCAAGTTGCGCTCCAGCATCTCACGAGAGATGACGATTGCAGCTCCGGTTCCTTTATATCCAGCTACGTGCATTCCAACAACCTTACCTGAGAAAAAGGGACTTTTGGTGTAAACCAAAGCTCCACAATCTCCCTTGCGAGTGTCGAGGTCATATTCCAGTCCGAGTGATACTTCTTTCATTCCGTGGTTTGATGTGTATTTCCTACCACTTATGAACGAAAAATCATTGTCACAGAAGCTGAACACACTAGAGCGTTCAGCACCATTCAATGTCCTGAGGCCAGATACTACGATCTTGCCTTCATTAATCCTGTCCATGTCGTTAGCGTTATGAAACTTAGAAATTATGCTCTTCCTACTAGCAGTAGTAGGTATCACAATAAAAACTAGGTCACAAGGCTTTCCAAAAGCGTCAGTCAGTTGCATAGTCTCGCAATTCCTCAGATTTGTGCTACAGCTGTCTTTACCATGGGGGGTAACTAGTGTGAAGTCCCCACCATTATGTTCCAGCTGTTCCACAAAGTGATGAACTGTCAACAAAATCCTTCCAGTGATAAACACGGCGTTCATTTCTCCACCTGAGGTGGACAGTGTAACCATGTTCCTGTTCGTTATGCTTTCCCATTGTTCTTGTTGGTTCAGGTCAGACATTTGTGCCTTAAAAGTCACTTGTCCTTCCCTACACTCATATACTGGAACTTTCATCTCCGCGCGCATTTTGAGGGGGTGGCCTCGAGTTTGCACTTCGCGGGACTCAGCTCGCATAGAGGGGTTCTTGAATCGTGTTTGGGTCTCACGCGATTCTGCATATCCAAGATCAAAGAGCGAGTCACTAAAATTCTTGTGTTCCCGAAGAGCCTCGGTAACACATTCTGTTTTAGTGCCTCGCAGAGTCGCCATCATCCAGTTATACCAAGCAGGGTTCGGTTGATCAGAAACGGAGGCCATTTGGATTAGAAGCTCATGTGCATAAGCGTCCGTTCCAAATATTGAGGACGTCTTGATATTTCCGCATAGTGAACAATTACATTCTGCTACTTTCAAGGCAGCAAGGGTTCGGGCTGTAAACTTTTTACAAGTAAAATGTCCAGCCCACCACTTGTAGCCCATCATACCAGCAAGTGTAACTGTGTATACGAACCATCGTGAGCATAGGAAGTCCTTGAGCGCTTTAGCGAAGACAGGAGCTACCTCCGTTTTAACGCGCTCTGAGAGTTTCTTTACGCGGTTTCGTGCTCGTTCCAACATTCCTGGTTGAGGTGGTACGCATTTGACGAGAGTGTCTATAGTCAAGTCCTTGTTCCAATCGTATTTACTATCAGCATCCTCTGTAAGCCATTGGTCGCGGGGTAAGTCGTCTTCAGTTTCAAACATTTCGTCATCAGAGTCGGAGTCATTTTCGTCATTTCCATCAGCCATTTGAGCCTTCAGTCGCCCATCCTTGAGACTGTTCTTGAGATTACTAAAGTCACTTTCGTTCACTTCTTTAGTAATACCAAGCATCTCGTAGATAGAGTCATTAAGGTTCGATGATTGTTCGAGAGTAGTTTCTGATTGTGCCCAGAAATAATCCATGAACTGGTCCAGGGATAGGTTCTTGTGTAGCACTGTATCTCTGTCTCCCATCTTATACACGTCAAGTACATAAATGTCCTTACAGAATCCTTTCCCCTTGAAGTGAGTAGCAAGCTGTTTGTCACAGATCATATGATACTTACCACAAGGAGAGGTTTTTCCGTAACGAGGGTTCACAATAACTTCAACACAAATATCCCATCTCCGCTGCAAAGCTTGGGGCTCAGCAATGGAATTAGGCGTAAAGTGTTTTACATTAGAGGAAGCTATTACATACTTGG